CTCAACCCGTCATGGTCTGACTTCAGGCCAGCGACGTCATAAACGAGGGTTCGCCCACCTAGCACCGTGCCGGGATGCCATCCAACCAGCGCCAACACCTGATCATCAACACCAACAAACCCATCTATGTAGCTAACATCTGGTAAGTGGTTGACTCGTGCGCTCAACGAGGTTGTGATCTTGTTTATAGCATAATTATATATGTCTGCGGCTTCCACATCCCCCCGCTGCATAAGAGGGATACCGCCGGGGATGAAGTCGCGGTGAATTACATAAGCAAGACCCGCACCCGTCGTACCACCGTAGTTGGCGGTTAGTGTGAGTGATGTATCGGACGATACTCCAGCTATTGTGTAAACAACCCCCTCACCAGTCCTAACTAACAAGTCGTTAGGTGTTGCTTGAGATAACCAGCTCGTACCCACACCAGTAACTACGTTTGAGCCGTTGGTTAGCGTTATTGTGCCTGTTCTATATTGAGACATAGTTTTACCCTAAATATAATCCAGTGCCATCAGACGATCCGTTTCCACCAGTATATCCCTTCGCGCTGCCAATTCCACCGAATGTCAGGTCCAGGTCTTGAATTGTGCTCGTAGCTCCATCGTATCTAAAATCCCCGCCAACTGTCATGTGCCCGCCTTCGACAACACAACCTCTCGCGCCGCCTGCGCCCGCATAAGCCCAGCCCCTTAGGTTTGTCGTTATCGAGCCGTAGCACGAATCAAATAAAAGTCCGTATGTATCGCCGCGTAAGGTGCCAGTTGTACCCTTTGTCCCGCTATAAACATCTAGTTGTATAGAGGACTTTGTAGCATCTATTACTGCGTTACAGTTCGTTATGGTAGACATATCTTTTATGTAACCCCCAACATCGCACAAATTAAATATCATGCCACTTCCGCTCAGCGTTACTCCTTGCAGCCTTACGGAGGAATTTTCTGCATTGAGGGAGGGGACGTCTTTGTTGCCGGATGTCCCGTTATTTGTTAGTCCAGAATTATCGCCCAAGTACAGTTTGGAATCCTCGATATCTATTGCTATCGAGTGTGTGGAAAATATTGTGGAGTCCACGTATATTTCAGCACCAGAATAACCTTCTATTAGTCTACTGAATGTATTTGATGATGTCAGGTTTATGTCTATTTCTATTTTTGGGGCGCGCGCGTTGTTTTTTACCACCATAAAATGGTACTCGGTGGCATTACTTGTTACGTGCCTTGCCTGGACCGCAGCATTGAACGCTGATGGCAGTTTTTGTATAGAAATCCCCGACAAATCAACATTATCTACAGTTATTTCGTCATACATAGTATAATTATCTGTGTCTATGTATATTATTTTAGATACGCCGTCATCTTTGTATGAAATTATATACTTCGACAACTCTAAAAGGGCCGCATCTACCGAGGTGAAGTCCCCGCCACTATCCGCGACGACAACCGACCTGTCTGCGGTGTTTCCAAATGATACATCATCGCCCCACGATATGACGCCGCCGGAAAAAGAAAGTGTTTGATCCCCGACACCAAACTTGAAGTCACCGCTTGAGTCGATCCAGAATGGGTAGTTGGAGCCGGATTTGGCAAACAGTGTTAGCGGGTTTGCCGACTCGCCCGGAACCGAGACAGCGCCCATGGTCATTTGGTACCCGGTGTTTAGTGTCGTTACTGTTCCCGTCGCTCCGTCAAGTCGAACCCCTGTAGCTGACCCTATATCTACCGCCACAGCCACTGTTCCGGCCAATATTTTACCAGCCGCTAAGCTTGCAATTTGGGTTGACGTTATTGCGTCGTTCCCAACATTCGCGGCAACAAATGCGGCATCAACCGGGTCTATTTCCGTAGCCCAGTTGGACAATCCATCAACGTCATCAGTTGCTGTGATTTTTGGGACAGACACGCCAAATGCCGCGACAGAATCACCAGCACCGAACTGATCAACTGACGTAAGCCCGATTTGATAAGTAGCGCCCGGTGTTAGATTGTTAAAGGTGATCTGATTCCCGGTAATACGCACCGGGGTGGTTGAATAGGGGTCTCCCGACGCACCCAACAAAGAATAAACATCGACACCTACAAAATCGGCATCCGATGGTAAATCAAAAGTAATTGTTATCGAGTTATAGCTGGTTCCGACCTGCACGTTTGCAGGGGCTGCTGGAGCTGGATTAGAAACGGTAATGGATGTCGGCTCAGACTCGAAACCTGTGGTGGTAAGGGCAGAAACCTGAACTCTAAAACTCCTTACTGGGACGCCGTCTCCATCCCTTTTATTCCGGTCATAGTCATAAGTATAGAGCGCCTTTGAAACCTCCTCTTCCCGCCTCAGGTTATCTAGTGTGTCGAAAATCCTTATCTTGTAGCCAGCCAGGTGCAAGTCAGTAACGCCATAGGGGTTTGTTACGTCACCTCCATAATTGTTGGACAGCATCGCCCATTTAAAATGCGCGCTCGGCGATTTGTATTTGTCCCACTGAGTATCATCATCGAGCCTATTAACTAGCTCCAGTCGTTTAATTCCCGGCACCTGAATCGAAGGGTCTGCACCGGGCTTATTTGACTCTGACTGCTCCGGGTTACGATTTACGATAGTGGTTGCGAAAGTTGTTGTTGTTCTATCGTTACTTATGCGGCTGTATTTATTTACTCCACGAGCTGAAAACTCTATCGATCTACCATCGGCAACAGTTTCAATTGATGCCTCGGTAGCAGTTTTGTACGGCATGGGTATCCAGGCTTTTTTCCCGGGCAAGCGATATTCAAACAGTGCGTACTCAAAGGCAGAATCTCCGGGTTGTGCCGTGGCGGTTATCTCTAGGGTTGTCGCGGTGCCTTCCGACGTTCTCGGGGTGTTTATGTTCTCAGTTATTGATATAGATGGAGCTTTGGCATACACGGGCGGTTCAACGCCTTCTATGGGCTCGGCCTCTACTGTCTGGCCGATTCTGTGAACAACAGATGCGGTGCCGTTATCCAAGCCAAACTGGTAATCGCCGAACGAAAAAACTCCCGTGTCAGATACGGGGTTTCCGACCCGGTGAACGTCTTCGTCGATCTGAGTAAAAGACGACTCCAGAAACCTTGGGCGCTCCTTGTCTGGAATAAAGTCATCACCATGCTTGCCGGTTTTTGCAACATGGAATTGTGTTGTGTCCGGCAGCGGTGACAAATTATCCGTCAGAGTGATTATTAATGCGCCAGGCCATCCGTATCCGGATGAGCCGGAATGGTAAATCAAATTATACCCAGTCGATCCGTCATATCGGGTCACGTCTGTTTGTGTTCCCGGCGATCCGTCTGCACCCGATGTATCGACAATGCCCCCAGTAGACACGTCGACGTAATCCCCAATCAAATGCAAACCAGCGCCGCCAGATGCACCAGCCGCACCCGGCGTTGATGTGCCAAATTCTATGTCGTAAGCCTCTCCCCCTTCCCCCGATCCGTTGCCAGCAGTGACTGCCGGTAAGCCCTTAATTGTATTGTCAGCATCAACGTAAACATACGGCACGGGGACACTGACAAGACCGGCAGGCACGAGCCCTGAATAAATTGCCGGATCGAGACGATCCCTGAATTTCGGAACAGCAAAGTCATCAAACTGCTGCTCCATTTCGATGCCATAGCAGGTTGCGTCACCACCACCAAAATACCCTTGGCTTCCTGCCGTCCCACCCCTGCCTTTACCGTCCCACTTCCCAGTGCCGAGAATTTCAAAACCTTGGTGAAGTATTCTGGTGGAGCCGTTGAATGTGACCGTTACTGCCGGATTGGTTCGGATAATCCCGTTATAGAAGTAATCTCCTTCGGGCAAATTTTGGCTACTCGTGATTGTAAAAACCCCGCCGGAATCGCTTCCGGTCAATACCGAGGTTATTAGGGTGAAACCTGTTGTGTCTATGGTGCTTGGTATTGCCGGGTCTGTTATCGGTAATGGGTCTGTAGTACCGGCTGTGGAGAATAGCCGCAGAGTTATCCTACCGCCAACGAAATCATACGAAATCCCTTGAACCTCGAAAGAGGATAAAATCTTGCCTGTGGCGCTAGCGTAATCTGGATGCTTGTCTAAATTTAGCGATACGATATCCCCTACAGAAAGACCAAGCGCATAAGCGATGGGCACTGTAATTGATGGGGTTAGTGTCGGCATCGAGAATCGTCCGCGCATGTTATCCGCGATGGTATGCAGGCGCGCAAGCTCATCCCTGCCGGAACCTCTCAATCCACGCAGGTCGATATTGTAGGGTGTGGATGTGTAATTATTTTTGTCAATGGAGTCAGAATCAACGAAAAAATTATTTCTTGCGAATCTCTCCTCGTCCGCGCGGTACTCCCATCTTATTAGTAGGTTGTTCCTCAGATTTTCCGTGGATCGGTTGAAGGTCGGGAGGTCTGTTATTTGGGTGTAATCGTAAGTTATTACGCCTGCCGCCTTGCTCGGTATGGACGACGCCCTGAATAAAGATAGCTGGCCATCCTGATCAATTCTAAGGCCGAGGTTAAACACCCTTAGAATTTGGTCATATATAAAAAACTTCGCGTCTTGCGATTTTTCGCCGATAAAAACTAATCGCTGATCCCAAACGTCTTGGCCAATGTTCTCGAAGGATGGTAAGTTGAATTTATCGGCGGATACGGATGCGTGCCATGTGTCCGGCATGAACTGCCCAACCTGCCCATAAAGGCTTCCCGTCATTAATGCAATTAGTAGTTTTGGCGCGGGCAAGTCCAAATAAACAAGCTCGGTGACCTCAGAATTCCCATCATCGTCAGAACCAAGAATATCGACAATAGCAGTACCAAAAACGCCACGCTCAACGATATTAAAAGTGCTGGATGTTTTGGAGTCGTACCGCATCCATTCGATGATATCTTTCCCGTTGTCGTCGGTTCCGCTAATCTGCAAGTACCCAGCCGAGTCACTTGGTGCGTTAGACCAGCCCGCGTCATGGGCTGTTAACTCAAAGCCAGTGGTGTCCTCAACCGTCAAAGTCCCAGTGGTTGTACCCAAAGAACCTACGCATCTAGTCCTCAACTGCGCATTGAAAATCTCCCTCCGCAGAAATCTCTGCGGGTCTGACATCCCAATAGTATATTCTAAGTCTGTATTGGTAATCTCAGAAACATACATTGGCGGGGCATATGCGTAATCATCAAAATCAATGTCCGCGTAACCGTAAAAAATCTGCGCCTTGTTGTTATAGATGCTGTCACCAGCGGCATCTATTGATTCCAATAGTGATTCAAAGCCCGGGTCAGAAACACCTACCGACATTTGGCCTATAGTAGAAATTCCACGCTCTGGCGAAAGTTCTTGGGACTCTCCAGATGCCGATGTCATGCCGCCAAACTGAGCCGAACCAGGGTCTGTGATCACAATGTCATCGTGAGACTTTATGTATATGACTTGGGTGTCGTTGTCTATCTTAAGAACAATTCTTCCCGCACCGGACGTTGTAAAGGATGCTCTGTAAAAAGGGCCACTAAAATAGCGCATTGGTTTCCCTTGCTGTTAATTGGTAGGAGAAAATTAAACTGCCAGCATGCACTCTTTGTTGACGCCAATCCCCAACAAGCTTTAAAGATGTCAGGTTTTTTTGCTCGTCGATATTCTCTATGAAAAATTCCTCTCCGTATGCGACCGAAGCCAAAAACATATCGACCTCTTGCGTTGTCGTTTCGCTTGGGCTGTGCCTGAATTCTATGCCGTACTCTCTTACTGTCGAGTACCCTATCGTCCTAGTGCCTCCGTTTATTAGGCTAACAGTGCTTTTTCTCGCTGCGTTGGTCGGATCAAAGGCGGTCAGTATCACTCGCATTTCATACAAATCGACCAGACTCGGTGTTGGCGTGATTAAATTTCTGGATGGGTAAAAAAATATTGACTGGCTCATGATCTGATCAACCTCCTCGCCTGGTCTGAGTCAGATTCGAAAAGCACGCCACCACGGCTATAATACTCTCGTAGAGCGTTAATGACATTAGCGCCAGCTGCATCCCCGCCAGAGACGTTAATACTAATATAGCTGTTTTGTGTTTGCGTCACCTGTTGTTGCGCGGGTGCCGCTGGCGCTGGCGCTGCGCCGCCAGAAGACGAAGAAGAACCGCCGTACTGTTGGCGAGCTATATTTTTTCCTTGGGCAAGACCTGTTAGGGCTATCGCCGCAGTGTTAAACCATTTTGTGTATGGATTTGGATTTGTGGCAAGCTCCATCATAATGGCTGCGGCGGTGTTGATTGCAACCATCCCTATCTGGAATTTCTTGTTGGCCTCAAATGATTTTTTATTGTTTTGGTTTAGCTTGTCGGAAAACGCACTCCATGCAGAGCCGAGCGCGCCAATAACGTTTTGCGCAGTACTCAGGTAAAGCCCATTGCTGGCTCTTCTTTTTCGCTGTACCTCCTCGTCTGCCGCAATAAGTTGTCGAGAAAATTCTAAATGCCAGCCGAGATACTGCTCTTCTTCTTGTCGCTGCCTTTCTACAGCTTTTAGGCGGTCTTGCTCGTGGCGAGTGGCGATTTCAGAGAAAAACGACTCGTCGTTGGCTACCTCTCGCTCCATGGCAGCCTTCATTTCGAGAGCAGTTATTTGTTCATGTAGTGCTAAAGCGATTTCCCTTTGTGCGCCCGTGAGGTTGGCTGAGTTTATGCCATAAAGCCTCAACTGCTCATTAGACATGCCATAGGTTTCTGCTTGCTCCCTAAGCCGTTCTATAAGGGCGCTGGCCTGCTCGATCTCCTCCTTAGTTCTATCCGTCGAGCCCTGTTTTGCTTTCTCGTATTCAGCCTGTTTTACCAGTAACCGTTCAAGCGCAGCGCGCTCAGTGTCTCTGGCAGCGACAAGAGCTAATGTTGACTCCTTAGCTCCGTCTATCGCCCGCTTTAATGTTTTGTTGCCGTTAGCAAATCCAGCATAGTCTTCTTCTAAAAGTCTTATCCTTTCTAGATTCTTATCGAGCGCGCTTTGCGCCGAATCAAAAGCCTCGGTTTGTTTGTTTATCTCATCTCTCAGGCCGATGGAGATGAAGTCTATTTGCGCAGCAGTTAAATCCCTTAGGTTGTCCGTTGAATCCTTTATTTTTTTTGATAGCTCCTCTGCCGCGCCCGAAGAGCTGAAGAGCGCAGTAATGAAAGACCCCGCCAAAATACTAACTACAGAAATTACCGCACCTATAAACGGCAGCCTAAGGACGTAACCGATATCTGCTATTTGCTGTGATAGGGCCACGGCTACGGACGTTCCGGCCTTAACCTGCCCAACAAACTGCGAAAACTGTATGGCTGTTTGTCCGATCCTGCCACTAAAAGACCCAAGGGAGGAATTTAAATTTCTGTGCGACCTGGCGCTTCTATCCGCAGCCGCCGCCACGCTCAAATGCGCCGCAGCTGTGGGTTTTGCAGTCTTTGCTACCTCCATATGCGCCGCAGCTGTGGCTCTTGCAGCCTTCGAGGCCTGCATGTGAGCCGCTGCTGTGGTTCTTCCCGCCCTCGCGGTTTTGGTGCTGGACTCCCCCAACTTAGCATTTGTGGTGGATAGTTTTTTTATGCCCGACTCGACAGAATCAACAGACTTGGCCAGATTTCTAAGGTTGGCTTCAGCACTATTTACCTCGGTCGAATCAACCTTCAGTCCTATCGAATAAATGTCAGCCACGGCGCACCCCGAAGGTTCTGTATATTGATTTTTCTATCGCCTCTTCTTTAGCCGATGTCGTGGGAGCATGAGGCGGAAGAGAATCAAATGTTTTCGGTGTGTAGTTAAAAATGGCGTGAGCGTATGAATTTGACATGGAGAGAAGCATTTCTATTTCCATCGGGCTGTACTCCATATCCATCAACTGACAATAAGCGTTTAGCTCAACGACCCCAAATTTAAACCCGCACCACTTAAAAGGATCAAGGAGGTGCGGCAGAATTTTAATTTGTGGTAGCTCGTATCCGTATATTTCCAGCCTAGTACGCTTCTCTCCTTCCGGGACACAATGCAGCCACCCAAGATGCTCCGCGTATAGGCTTAGCTCTTCTTGGGCGGCTTCGGAAAATTTGATGGTATAGACGTGGCGGAATCAAGTTGATCGGATAACCAATAAAATTCCGAATAGAGGTCTCTTGCTGCTTCCAGACTGAATTGCACATCCTCTGTTCCGCTCTGAATATTCTTCCACCCGGTGGTAATACTTGCCAAAAATTCAACGGTTTTATCGTCCACGTCATCGCTACCCATAGTCTCGGTAGCGACTCGCCGAATCGCTTTCCGGTAAAATCGGGTGTTCCGTGGATATACCGTAATCACAATATCTGTCAGTTCTCCGGTTTCTGGGTCGCGGATAGCCACATCAATTGTGTCTTCGGTCATGCGAGGTTTTGAGCTAATATCCACTTACACGGCCTCCTTCAGGAGCACTAGATCGGTTGGATTCAGGCCGATAGTAGTCATGTTGTAGCCGCTAGCATCGGCAAGAGTTATCGGCGAAGAATAAATCTTTGAGACAAAGTAGAAAATATCTCCGGTCGAGATTGTGATACGAAAGCTAAAAAGAGAGTTCTTTTTTGCCCCGTCTGTCCCAGAACGGACT